CCGTAGTAATTGATTAACATATTTACTGCTGTTTGTCGATCCATTTGACCGCTTGAAACCGCTGCATTTAATCCAATTATTCCATCCAACCCTCCAACAGTTCCTTTTAAATTCGTTTGAGCCTGTGCCAACGCTGCCTGTTGGCTTTGTGTTTTGTCAATAGGCTGTAATTCAATATTGAACTCCTGCGCGTATTGTTCCGGCGTTATAATACCATCTTTTAACATTATTGAATAGGTATCGACCTCGACTTTATTTGTTTGAGCGTTCTGCATTTCATCGTCTTGTAATACCGGCAAATGATCGAAACAGGCTTCCAAATAATATCCTTGCTGGCTTAATCCTAATTGGTGCATGATTGAATCGTACATCGCCTGCGTTTCGGGTTTAATTGTATCCTGATATACCATACGCAAAGAATCGCGTACATTTGTAAACGTGGATCCTTTTTCACTTGAAAACAGATTAGCGTTTAATCCGTACGTGTCAATAATTGCAATAATATCCGCGTTCAATTCCTCGAATAACATTAAATCGCGGGTTGGATAACTCATTGGATTCCATTGTAAATTGGATTCCGTTATCATTATTTCATCCTTTTGACGTCGATACCAATCTCTTTGTATCTTTTGGCGCTCTTCCGGTGTCATTGGAATCGCTCCTCCCATATCTGAATTGGAAGCGGATAAAATACCAATCGCGCCCAAATTTTCAAGTAATACGTTTCTTTTGTGGTAGGCCGCTTGGATATTTGAAAGTGGATATCTCAATGAATCAATGCGTGAAATTGGTTTAACGATATTCATCCCGTCCGCTGTTGTTAAATAAAGGGCTTCAATCCAATCGATTTTTTCTTTAGTTCCATCGTCGTAAGTGAAAACAAAGGAATCGATTAAATTTTCCTTGTCCATTTGCTTTAATTTTTTGCCACTTAGATTGATTTTCAACTTATTATTTGGCAATACCACCATTAAATTTCGTATGTCAAAAGACCGTTTCGGACAATATGCAACCACATTCGAATAAAGTGCGTCCTGAACACTCATTGAATAAACAACGTCGCTCCAACTTTGCACCGCATTAGGTTGGTTTATTAGATCATTTAACCAATGATTTTCGATTAAATTTCCATCTTTGTCGTATAGCTTTGGAACGTTGGAACTCATCATTGATGCGCGTTTATTTATTACAGTCCTTAGTTCGGGAATGTCAACAAACAACCGCCAAGCGTCGCCCGTATCCAACCAAACGGCTTCCTTTTTTCCCCAAACTTGAGTCGAAGGCGGTAACAAATTACGTGTAATATTGGAATATCGACCTCGATCGAATAAATTTTCTGTAAACGCTGCGATAAAATCAAACGCCATTTAATAGGTTTTTGACAAAATTAATCGAAAATAATTAACAAATAACTTGCAAATGATTTTTTTTTATATAAGGCTTTTAAACATTGACTGTGTAAATATCGATAAACCTGCTAAACAATCCGGCGCATCGTCATTTTTATTTTTGCCCTCTTTTGAATAGCTTTGAACGTTGGTAATAAACAACTCGCTTTCGGGCGTTCCTGAGCGTACAAAGTTGATCCGCTGCTGAATAAATACGCTATTCATTAGGATCCGCGTTTCTTTGTTTGAAGTATTATGTACCTGTAAAATTTTGGCTTTTACTTGTTTTTGAAGTTGACGCGCGAACATGGCGCCCATTGAATTGGACTCCACCCTGCAATAGGTAACCTTCCAATCGTTTAATTTCGCCGCTATTAAAGGCAAAGTTACATCGGTGTTTGCTTTGTTGAATACATAATCAACTAAATAAAATTCTTTGTTTATTATAGCTAAAATCGCCATCGCTGTAAAGTCATTACCTTGATCCGCTACGTCAATATATCCGATGCAACCTTCAATTTTTGGTTTTAACTCGTTGAATTCTGTTCGAGTTATGAATTTCAATTCACTGAATAAACGGCCCTTAATATCGACGGGCTGTTGCATATATTCTGCGGCCCAAATACTCGGCTCGGTTCTCGATTTCTTTGTTAAATATTCCTGCGTTGTCATTACATCGCTGCAAAATGATTCGTTTTTATCATTCAACGCGCTAACTATTATTGATTTATCGTAAATATTTTGTTCAATATTTCTACCGATCACGTCGTTAATACTCCAACGGGTGCCAATATCAATCCGGGCGCATCCACTTTCGAAACGGCTGTCGTGCGTTGCTTCCTTCCATTGAATTATCCGATCGTTTACGGTGTCACTGAGCGCGTCTTCGAGGTTTCTGTAAAGGTCATCCGTTACTCCGATCTTTGTCGCTCCAAATCCGATAATAGTTCCCCCAACGCCGGCGCCAAAATATCCAACCTGTTTACTTTGATTAGTGTTCCAACCCTGTAAATTGGCTTTGTCATCGCTCAAATTAATACCGGGAAAAACCGCTCGAAATTTGTCCGATTTCACTATTGAACGTACGTCATAACTAAATTTTAAATATAGGGTTGCCGTACACGTGTTACGCATTACCGACTCGGTTGGATTCCTACCTAAAACCCACGCGCAAAATAAAGAGGTTATGTAAGATTTTCCGGCCCTTGGCGGCATCGATACGCTCAAAGAATTGATTTTTTTTTCCTCAATTTCTTGGAATCCGATTGCAACTTCATGCAGGAACTTGCGTTTATTAAAAAAATCATAATCATAAAACAGGCAAAAGTCCCAAAAATTACGCTTTGAAAGTTCAATTTTAAGGCGTTGTTTTATGGCGTCTATTCTGTTATTCACCTTTTAACATTTCGCGAATTTCATCCGTTGTTAAATCGCTCAAATCAATGTCATTTGTTTTTTGTTCGACATAACTTTGGTTTAATCGTTTGTGATCGTCCGCGTCCGCTACTATTTTAAAGGCTGCAATTTGAAGCGTTGCGTTATCTGATTGGATCCATTTTTGAAGCAGGTAATTCGTAGCTTTTGACCGGTTTTCTTCAAAGGCGGCTTTTATTGTGTCTAATTTTTCTAATTTATGATTATAGGCTGTTGGACGTGAAAAGCTGAGCGCCTGCCAATCGATATGGCTCCAGCGCATCCATTTGTGTTTTTTAATGGCCTCAATAAATTCCTTTTCGTACTTGTTTACTTCCATTGGTTTTTGTTACAAAGGTAGTTTATTTTGTAATTAAATTCAGGAACTCAAAACGGGCTTTTTCATCCTCTTTAAATGCTCCTAATAATTTACTCGTTGAAGTCCAAGTATCGTGTTTTTTTACTCCTCGCATGCACATACAAAGGTGTTGAGCCTTTAAATGTACTGCAACTCCTTTCGGATTTAATTCTGCATGTAATCGTTCCGCTATTTGTGTTGTTATTCGTTCCTGATTTTGAAATCGATTGGCGTATAAATCAACTGTTCGCGCTAATTTACTCAAACCTACTATTTTTTCGCTTGGAATGTAGGCAACGTCTGCGGTTCCAAAAAATGGCGCGGTGTGGTGTTCACATATTGAATAAAATGGGATATTTGTTTGGATAATCATTTCATCCGTTCCCTCTGCATCAAACGTAGTAAAGTTAAATTCTTTCGGTTCTAAAAATTCGCGCATAAATTTAATATAACGCTTCGGCGTATCTTTTAAACCTTCTCGATTAACATCCTCGCCTAAATGCGTTAAAATCGCTTTAAAATGCCATTCAGGGCTGTTTATAGGATATTCCATAATTTATGATTTTGAATTGATAACTTCCAAGCCGGGTTTTGAATACATAAATCGATGCAATGTTTCAGGTTTTCGCTGTTTATTGTGAATCCGTCCGAATGTGGACTTATCCAATAGTGATCCGCTTTTATACTTGGCTCCGGTATTGATTGTCCTTTGTGGCGTACATATCGAAGTTCGTTTACTCCATTTGGAAAATTCTTTTTTATTACGTGTTCTGCAACTTTTGGCGATACGCAAATAAAATCCAATCCGTTTGGAGCCGGGTGCAATCCACTTGTTTCAATAGCTTGGAAAAATCCTTTTGTAATAAAATAGGCAATTATTTCTTGATTTAATTGATCCAAAGGTTCGCCTCCTGTCCATGTGATTTCTTTACATTTTGGCGCGTTTTCAGTTATCCAATTTTCAATTTCATTCAACGCCATTTCTTTGCCACTTTCGAACTCGGTGTCGCATTTAATACCGGCCGCAAAACAGGCGCTTTTTGCTTTGCATCCTTGTAATCGAATAAATATTGTAGGCGTTCCTATTCGTGCGCCTTCGCCTTGTAAGGAATAAAAG